ATTAGCAAAGGCGTTCTGTATCCTCGAGGAGGTCCCGGAGTCGCCTGGAATGGTCTTACGGCTGTCAATGAAAAACCCAAAGGTGCAGAAGTTGTAAAGTTGTACGCTGACAATGTTCAATACGCATCTTTGAGGTCGTTCGAGACCTATGAAGGGACCATAGAAGCGTATATGTACCCGGAGGAATTCGGCGAATGCGACGGTTCTGTAAAGGTTGCCAATGGTGTAAAGATCGGACAGCAAAAGCGAAAACCATTCGATTTTTGTTATAGAACAGAGATCAAGGTCGCTTCCGACAGCATTTACGACCATCCGTATAAGCTTCACCTCGTTTTCAACGCTACCGCTTCCCCAAGTGAAAGAAACTATCAAACGCTGAACGACTCTCCGGACGCGATGCAAATGTCGTGGGACATACAGTCAATGCCATTCATTATCAATGGCCATAAGGGCGCTTCTACTATGGTCATAGATTCGACTGAGGTCGACAGAATCAAAATGGAAGCTCTTGAGGACATTTTGTACGGACGCACTGGCGAACCACCGAGAATGCCCGATCCGGATGAAGTCGTTCAATTGCTGCAGAGGTTAGACTTGCATCGATTGTTGATGAATGCGTTTACCATATCTGGGAAATGGGTTTGGGACACGTTCAACTTCAGAGAAGACACCGTCCCGATCGCAATCGACCGAGAAGCCAAACGGCACATCTATAGCGAACCCGAACCCGGAACGCAATACATTCGACCGTCCATTGCTTACAAGCTGTTGAGCGAGAATGAAGACGGCAGGCGTAAATACATGCTGATTGTTGTCGACACGGCCAATCCAAGCGATGTATGTGCTTATCTTAAAACACAGCTCGATCTGCGCGGCGAAGAAATTGTCAAATCCGGAGACACCTATTATTACACCTACACCCTATATATCTAAAGGAGGACTAACACATGGCTGCTCTTGTGTGGGATAAGACCGCTGAACGGTTTTATGAAACTGGCGTCGACCACGGCGTCCTCTATGTCCAGAAGGCCGACGGCACCTATGAAAACGGTGTTGTCTGGAACGGCCTGACAGCCGTCACCGAAAAGCCCGATGGCGCTGAGCCGAATGACCTGTATGCCGACAATATCAAATACGCCTCCCTGCGTTCTGCCGAGACCTTTGGCGCGACCATCGAGGCCTACATGTATCCTGAAGAGTTCGCGCAGTGCGACGGCTCTTACGCTGTGACCACCGGCGTGTATATCGGCCAGCAGTCCCGCAAGCCCTTTGGCTTCTGCTATCGGACGCTGATCGGCAATGACACCGCCACGGATGAGGACGACGGCTACATGCTGCACATCATCTACAACGCGACCGCTTCACCCTCCGAGAAGAACCACGAGACTGTCAACGACAGCCCCGATGCTGTCACCATGTCCTGGGATCTGGATACCACGCCCGTGGCCTTTGAGGATTACCCGAACTACAAGCCCACCGCGACGATCACGATCAATTCCACGAAGTGCGACGCGACCAAGCTGAAGACTCTCCTGGACACCCTGTATGGCACCGCGAACGCCGAACCGACCCTGCCTTCTCCCGACGATGTCATCGACATCTTCAAGTAATTGATTCGTCGGAGAATAGCCTGAATAAGCGCCCCGTTGGCAAACAGCTGGCGGGGCGGTTTTATTTGCTTTATGAAAGGAGCTATCTAAAATGATCAAGAAGACAATCACGTGCTTCGATTTCGATGGAAACGAGCGAACTGAAACCTTCTATTTCAACCTGACCAAGGCCGAGTGCATGGAGATGGAGCTGAGTGCCAGTGGCGGGCTTGAGAAGACCATCCAGAGGATCATCGACGCCAAGGACACCAAGATGATCGTCGATACCTTCAAGGAGCTGATCCTGAAGGCCTACGGCGAGAAATCCCCGGATGGAAAGTATTTCTACAAGTCCCCCGAGATTTCCGCGAAGTTCGCGGCAACCGAGTTCTACTCCGAGCTGTTCATGGAGCTTTCCAGCGACGCCGATGCGGCCAGCAAGTTCTTCAACGGCATCATTCCGCAGATCCCTGAGGACATGAAGAAGGCCGCTGAAATGAAGAAGGCAATGATTCCGGGCTAAGCCTGGATTGGAGGTGTGAAGAATGCTCCCGATCGTCATTCCTGAGAGAGAATACTTCGATCAGCAAAAACAGCAGTTTGTTTATCTTAAAGAGCAAAAGCTTACTCTGGAGCATTCTCTCATCTCTATTTCAAAATGGGAATCAAAATGGAAGAAACCATTTTTAGATAAAGCGGATAAGACTCCAGAAGAATCCGCCGATTACATTCGTTGCATGACGATTGGAAAAGAGGTTGATGCAGATGTTCTGAGATGGATTCCACAGGATGTCTATGCTCAGATCAACGCTTACATTTCTGATCCGATGACCGCTACATGGTTCAACGAAAGAAACAAAAAGCCTGGCCCAGGACAAGTTGTCACGTCAGAGCTTATTTACTATTGGATGATCACTTTTCATGTACCGATGGAATGCGAGAAGTGGCATCTAAACCGTCTGCTTACGCTAATCAAAGTCTGCGAGCTTAAGAACGCGCCGCAGAAGAAGATGAAGCGCAAGGAAATCTATTCTCGCAATGCTGCATTGAACGCGGCGAGAAAACAGAAAATGGCAGCAAACGGGGGATTGCCTTGATTAAGATAACCCATTCAGGCGATTTCAAGAACACCGAAACGTTCTTTAAGAAAGTTGTCAAACGGGAGTATATGAAGCTTTTCGATCAGGTTGGAAAAGCCGGTGTCGAAGCTCTACAGGAAGCAACACCCAAAAAGACGGGCAAGACGGCTTCTTCATGGAGCTACACCGTAGACCAGAGCAAGGAAGGCATCAGCATATCCTGGAACAACTCGAATCGCAATGACGGCGCAAATGTTGCCATATTAATTCAGCTTGGCCACGGCACTGGTTCCGGTGCTTACGTCAAGGGAATCGACTACATAAACCCTGCGTTGAAACCGGTATTTGACGCATTCGCAAATAAGGTATGGTGGGAGGTGACACACAATGCCTACAACCGATAATAGAATCGTTCAGATGACATTTAAGAATGAGCAGTTTGAGCGAGGTGTAAGGGAAAGCCTTCATTCTTTGGAGGAGCTCAAGAAGGCTCTGGATTTGGACAAATCTGCTGAGAGCCTTTCAAATCTGGAAAAGATCGCGAGCTCTTTCGATATTTCGGGCATCGCAAAAGGCATTGACGATATCGCAAGTCACTTCACTCTGCTTGGAAATGTCGGTCAGGAGATATTCCATCGCATTTCCCGTGTCGCAGTTGATACGATGCAAAATGTTGTGCATACCATTACTTCGATGCCTCAAGCCGGTCTTTCAAAATACGAACAGAAGAATAAAGCAATACAGATGATTCAGGGTGCTATGCCAGAGAAGTCGATTGAAGAAATCGAGGCTGTTCTGGCTAAACTGAATGAGTATACTGACCTTACCAGTTATGACTTTTCTCAGATGGCCTCGAACATCGGCAAATTTACAGCGGCAGGCGTTGACCTTGAAGTGGCCGAGCGGGCTATGGAAGGTATAGCCAATGAAACTGCCTCAGCTGGCGGCGAAATCTTTCAGGCGAACATCGCAATGAATAACTTTTCGCAGGCTTTGGCTGCCGGTGCGATGAGAGTTGCCGACTGGAAATCTCTTGAATACCAGAACCTCGCCACCAAGGAATTCAAGGAAACGATCATTGATACAGCCATAGAGCTCGGCGTTTTGCAAAAAGCTGGGGATCATGTAGGCGTATTGGTTGAGAAAACCAAGAAGGGCACAAAGCAGCTTACTGTCGATTTCAACAGCTTCCGTGAAACACTGAGTAATGGCTGGTTTACCAACGAAGTAATGATCGCGTCTCTTGAGAAGTACGCTAATCGTGAAGAGGGAGTCGGTAAGAAGGGCTTTGAAATGGCTAAGGTGGCCATCACTCTAAGCCAGGCTTTTGACGCTGTGAAGGACGCCATTTCAACTGGATGGATGACCAGCTTTGGCTATATTTTCGGCAACCTGGAAGAAGCCAGCGATCTGTTTACCCGCATTTCTGACGCTTTGATTGGATTTGCTGAGCAGATATACAATACTCGAAACGAATTGCTCAAAGGATGGCATGACGGTGGAGAAGACGGTATCTCCGGTTACCAGAAGGTCATCGAGGGATTGTCCAACTCCTGGGCGGTTCTTATGGGCATCGTCGAGGGTGCGAAGGCCGGATTCAAAGCCGTATTCGGAGAACTTGATTCCTCTGGTTTAATCGAGGCTTCAAAGGCATTTGCCGATTTTACAGGTCAAATCAAAGAGTATTTTGGTTTTTCGGAAGAGATTATTAAGAAATCGGAAACGGTAAAGAAATACTTTGACCCCATGCCCGAATGGGTGCATAACCTGCAAAAAGGCATGCGCGGCAATGAAATAAAGCAACTTCAGGAGCAGTTGATTCAGCTTGGCTATACTGAGGTGAAGCTTGATAAATTCGGCGCAGATGGTATATTTGGGCCGGAAACCGAAGCCGCCCTTAAGGCGTTTCAGAAAAAAGTCGGCCTTGTTCAAACTGGCATTTATGACCAAGCTACCAGAGACGCTCTTGGCAAGGGACTATACCCAGGGAAATACTATACTGAAGAGCTAAATGAGAGCGAAGAAACAATA